CACGGTTTGAACATGTAAGGGATAAATCAATTAAAACTGTTATTAAGAATCCATTTTTACAAAGTTTTATAACTGGACAATATAATTCTATATTGGGATGGTCTGCTGTGTGTTGGAATTTCCTATACGCTAAGTGGAAAACAAACAAATGGGATTGCATGTTCTTTATGTTACTTCTAATGATTAACAGTGCTGTTATCGCCACTATCACAGTTCCAGTAGCTGTTGCTACTAGATTTGGTTTGTGTGCAGTTTCTCGTATTGATTGGTGTCATGAATGGGCGTCTGAGCGGATGACAGATTTATTTTTGAGACACTCTAAATTGACTACACTCCGTGCTAAGAGAATTAAACAGATTAGAAAAGTCATGAAAGTATCACTATATGGTGTTACTATAATGAGCGCTGCTTATTTGTTGAGAAAGGCATTTAAAGCTTACAAAGCATATAATTGTCAAACCTTAAGTACTGGTGGATCATTACCCGTTGATGAGAAACATAAAGTAGATCATTGGGCTCCAGCTGTTATCTCAAAAGTTGTACCTAGTTTGAGGAGTTCTACTACTACCCCTGAACAACTTAGAAATTTAATAGAGAAAAAACTAGGAAGTGCTGTTTTAACATGTACTGAAACGGGAAGACGATCGCAAATGGTGATATTCCCGTTATGTAACAATGTGTGGGTAATTAATTCCCATGCTCTAACTGGTTATGCTCAAAAAGTTGAGATAACTATTCGAGAACCAGGCACTATAGGTCCAAATTTTTCTGATATGATAGGAATTAATAATACTTATCATATTCCAGACAATGATCTGGCTCTAGTTGTTTTAACAAGCGGTGGTTCACAATTTGATTTTACCGAGTATTTTCCTAAGGATAAGGAGATGGGTCGGTATATGTGTTCAATATTGTATAAAGGACCAGATGCTAAGATAAACGAGCAGAGAGTATTAGCTGAGGGGAAGAAGATTAGATACCAAGGTGTTAAGCAGGAAATTAATATAATGGGATTTCATTATTCCACTAATACTCCTACTTTTGATGGGATGTGTATGTCTCCTCTAATGACTTATGACTCTAGACCTATGATTTTAGGATTTCATTGTTGTGGTATTTCTGGTTCTAGAGAGGGTGGAGCAGCCATGTTATGCAGAACTGAGATAACACAAGCGTTGGATTATTTAAAAAATAGAAAAGGTTTGATGGTTGCACATAGTGCATGTATGGAAGGATTAAACCTATCAGATATAGGACCTTATAAAACTGTTTCATTATTAGAAAATATCCATCCTAAAAGTCCATTTAAATTTCTTGAGAAAGGGTCATTTAATCTTTATGGGCAGCATAGTGGTCCCAGACAGAGACCAAGTACTTCCGTTGTTAAGACATTACTAAGTGATGCAGTTGAAGAAGTATTTAGTGTCCCATGTATATGGGGTCCCCCT